AGAAACTGCGATGTCCTAATTGCTGCTCCGTCTGCTGGAGAACTGCCAGCCACAATCGGTGGAGTTATGCTGATGGCAGTAGTACCACCAGAGGCGTGACTTGTTACGTCCGCAGTCGCTCTGAATAAAACGTCCAACCCAGCGATGGTGAAACTATCGCCAGCCTTAAGAACACCCTCGCTGTTCGGCCACGCATCTGTATTCAAAGTCGTGCCAGATTGTGTAGCTCCGTCCACGACTGGTTTGCTATTCGCACTGGTTCCATTTGTAGCCAACCCACTACCTGGCAACAGGTACTGTGTCAGCGTACACGTTGCACCTGTGTTGTAAAGATTCTGGATCGTGACTAGCAGTTCTTGGACATCCTCATTCCCTGCTGGGAGAGCTGGCCAAGTTTCTTGCCAGATCAATCCTTGAGCGTTCTGACTTCTAGTCTGAACTGCACCACTCTGACCGATGCTGATAAGGCTACCAATGTTTTGTGGATACGTTACTGTCGCTGGCTTAACTGTCCGTGGAAATGCGGCCATCGGTTATGTTGTCCCTGATAATAGTTGGTGTCTGAAACCTGTCGAGTCTCTTGTCGCTTCACTAATCACTTTTGCGATGGTCTGTTTGTTATCGGTTAGGAAGCGTGACGCATCCTGGCCATCAATCGCTTGCACAGAAAAGCTGATGTTCTGGTTCACTGTCATGCCACCTCTGCCACCGCCACCAATCACCTGTGGATTCAATGTGATAGCCCCAGGATTCTTAATGAAATTGTCAGCTGCATTCGGAGCCATCCCTGCTTGAGCAGTTGCAGGAGTCCCAGTGATGCCAGCGATGAACTCTGAATGCGGGAACATTTTGGTCAATGCTTGGAATGCAGCCCATCGCACAATCAGCTTTACAATTTCCTGTCTCATATAATTAAAGAAACCAGCAAAAGCATTCTCAGCTTCGTTGACAGATTTGACCATGCGATCCACAAAGTTCTTGGTGAACTCCTGGGTCATTTTTCTTAACTTCTCGTCCAGTGTTTCTATAGTTTTTCCTAAATCTCCAAGGTCTGGGTCTAACTTATTGCCAACTGCGTCAGCTGCCTCTGCTATGTCTGCGGTGAAATCTGTACCGATCAACGCTCTCAGCTCTCTAAACTTTTCGAGTACGTCTATCACTCCTGTTGCTGGCAGACTTAATCCTTCAAACAAGTCAGCAAAATCACGTCTTAAATTGTCCACTGCTCTTGATATGCCGACTGTATCTCGCTCGATTATATTTTTGAAAGCAACGATAAAGCCAATCAATATTTGAAAGGAATTAGTGACGAATTTGAAGGGCAATGCAATCAACGTATCGCCTAAAGCATTTACTCCAGCCATAATTAATTCAAAGGTTGCCAATATCTTCAAAGAGCTTCCTTTGATTTTTCTGTTCAGTTCATCAAATCCACCCGATCCCTCTGCCATTTTATTTAATAACTCCTCGAACACTGGCATCAGAGCGATGGATATCGAATCTCTCAGCTCTCTGATGTTGGCAGCCAGCATCTTAGCTCTGTTGGCTGGCGATTCCATCGTGCGATCTAGATCACCCATCGCCACTCCAGCTTTTGAAGTTATCAGCTCTAGGGTTGCAGTGGCTTTTTCTTGTTGGGTTAGTGCTTTGGCAACTGTTTTTCCTGAGTTCGCCAGTGCTAATTGCTGGACATCAGTTTCTTTGATGACGATTCCCAGACGCTTCATCTGTTCTCGCTCACCTGTCAGAGCTGAGTTCACCGCCATCAATACTTCTTCAGTTGGCATATTGTTGAATGAGGAAAGGTCTGCAGCAGTCTTGGTGATTTCAGTGGCGAACTTCGCAGAAGCTGCCTGACTGAATCCCATCCCTTGAGCTATAGCCCCAGTTGTAGCGACAAGACCTTTGGCTTCCGTGATAGTTAGTCCAGCCTTATGTGCAAAGGTGTCCAAAAATTCTGCTACTTCTTTGGATGCTTTCGATCCAAATACTGTATTGAACTTCGATCCTGTCTCCATAATAGATGCACCCAGATCAAACATCTTCTTACTGAGAACAGCAAGTCCACCCAAAGCCAGAGCCGTCGCTGCCGCTGTGGTAGCCATACCAGCCAGAGCTACCTTTGCCCTGCCTACTCGCTCACGAAAAGCCTTCACACGTTTCGCATTCTTATCCATCGCTCGTGCGAATGCACTGGTACTCGCAGTGACCTCGACGTGCAACTTGGAAAGATTAGCCATTTAACGCATCCTCGATTCTACTCGTGCAATCATTTCAGCTTGTTCCATTTCCTCGTTCCTTATCTGACCTAAAGCCATCCACTCAGAGAACTCTCTGGATGTCATTCTCCGTTGTAATTCTCCGACTGGTATTCCAAGCATCTGTGCCAACTCGAACCATGCTCTCCTCGACGGAGAGCTTCTTAGTTTTTTTCAAGGTCCTTCACGTCATCATCAGTGATTCCAGATAGCCGACACGCTACTCCAAACAATCGGTTCAAGGCACTCGCACTTTTGCTTCCCAGCTTCACTGCATCTTTTGCAGAAAACAATCTTTCGCCTTTGTCATCGACTGCACTGAGAGCAACCAACCTCGCTCTCATGTTCGCCATCGTGACGTTCCTGTTTTTGTCCAGACTGTTTTCCTCAAACGTGTCACGCTCCGAGCCTTTCAGCTCTCGCAGAGTGACCATGCCACCCCACTCTGGAACTTCCACATCTTCAGTCGATAAATCTTCCACACCTAGAATGTCATCTTTTGACAATCGTTTCATTTTACACCTCTTATTGAAGGGAAAGGTCTTTGCTTACTTTGTTACGATGTTGCTCTCACCAATGCTCCTGCACTGCTGAACGTAGCGGTGGCCATAGCTTCGTCACCGACTGTACCAGACACTGGATTGTACGATTCAAGAACTGCGGTGCCAGTCCAGCTTGGGTTGGTCGCAGATACAGAGCCACTTGTTGGTTTGATGACCAGCTCTGTGGTTTTGCCTATCGCTGTCAAACCAGACAGCGTTGCATCGACTGCGTTGTTTGCATCAGCGATGTAGTCTTGTACAAACTCAACAGTCACAGACCAGGACATCAGACCGACAGCGGAACTGGTAAAGGTGTCACCCATTGCCGTGTCATCCTGCATGGCCATTGATTGGTCAATCGTGATACTACGCACTCTGGCTGAAAGGTCTCTGGCAGTCCCAGAAGCATTGTCCACAGATAACGATGCGTCGTATAAAACTTGTGTAGCCATTTCTCTATTCTCCTAAAATGATTAAATGATTCCGATACTACAGATAAAATCGAACTGTGGCGAGCCTCCACCAATCGTGAAATCAACTCTCCAATAATCGTCAGTGATCGCCCCTGCCTTGCTCTTCAATTCAGAGGTGATCGCTGTCGCTTGGGTGTGCGTCAGTTGGCTTGTCGGAGATGAGAAGCCAGAGCCGTTGTCCGACTTCACCACCACGTCCAGCGTTGGTGATGATCCACCGACAGTTAGAACGTGCAAAGCAGAGTACACAGATTGCGTGGCACTGACAGCTCCCAGATTGTTCACAGCACTTGTTCCACTACTCGTGCGAGTCGTGCCTGGAGTCACCATGATCTGGCCGTGGATCACCTTCTCGCCTTGCCCCTCGCCTGTCACTCTGAATCCCATCATCTCACCGACAGTGCCTGTGCTGATTGGATTGTATTCTGAGGTCTTTAATTTAGTGAACAGAGCTGGAGAACCTGCCGCCTGATCTACTGGAGTGACAGTGACCAAAGCCTCTGCTGCACTGATGGCCGTACTGGTTTGCAGAATGCCATCATTCGTGCTGTCCCAGTAGCCTTCCCCTTCAAGAGACACAGACGACAGGCCACTGGCATTGGAGACAAAAGTGTCTCCATAAACAGTATCGTCCTGCACGTTGTTGGAGATGTTCAACCCGATGGCATTGAATGTCGAGGCCAGCGAATAGGAACCCCAGTAGAGTCCGATGTTTGTTTGTACATACGTTGCCATAATTTATTCCCTGTAAGCTATTTGAAAATCCTTCTCGACTGTAAACAAATCCGCACCCAACTCGAACTCCTCTGAGCTGGACTCTGGCAAGCATCCATCGACCACTGGTGTCGTTGTGCTATCCATATAGTAACCGATACACGCTTTCAGTTTTGCAGCCACATTCCTTGCGTTCTCCGGAGTATCTGCCTGACATGAAAAACGATACCTTGCAATTACGTTGCCTGGGTCTTCTGCCATCGCTGGTGGACAATACTCACTCATTCTCTCGTATACTATCAAAGGTAACGTAGCGTCTGCTGGGCGTCGAATTGGATAGACCCTTGTCGATACCAAATCCGTCAAAGCACTGGTCGCTTGTATGCGACTATAGATCACGTCTTCGATTTGATTAGCCACGCAACATACCTCGCTTCGCCACTTTTTTGATTATTCTCCACAGCTCTTTTTTCATTACATTGTCTGCCTGTCTGCGTTTCGCATCATAGGCTGGTATCAAAAATGCGTCCCTACGTACCTTGCCAGTGTTTCTGGGTACATAACTGGCCAAAGTTTTCCTGCCTTTGATACCTCTCGTGAACTCCTTGTTCCGCTTCTGCTCTCTTTGCTTGGTTCCTTTCTCAATAAACAAACCATAGAAAGGAGACTTGTCACCTCTAGATACTGTCCAACTGACCCCAGCACTAGCCAACTGTTTTTTGGCCTTCAAAACTTTGGCAATAATGCCTCGCCTCAAATTGCCAGTGCGTCCACGAGGTGCTCTCAAACTTGCCTCTCGTTTGATGACATTCGCACCTTGCAACGTCGCATGAGCCAAAGCCTGTTTGCCAAGTCCTTTGCTCATGCGATTGAACTCTGCCATCAGCTCTTTATCGCCATCGATCTTAATACTGATTGCTGGGCTGGCCATCAGTCCAGAACTCCAGTGCCTGTTGTGCAGACGAACTCCAGCTCACGATTTTCCATGTCTACATTTATCATGCTTTGGATGGAATAAATCGTGGTGCCGTTTTTCATTCGCCAGCGATCAGGCTCCACGTCTGCTATGATCTCATCATAGTGAGTTCGGATTCGCAGTCCCTGTTGTCCCAGGACAGCGTGGGCATCAAAATATTCTCGACCTTGTAACGGCTCGACCTGGCAAAACCTTTCGCCCTTATCGACCCACGTCGGAGTTTCATATCCGTCGGTGTCCTTAGTGCGAGAGTCATACTGGAACATCAGCTTGGTACGCAGTCTGCTTTTCCTAGCCATGCTCTAATACCTTTGGAATCTTTCAGAGTCGATCAGCCGTGAAACTCCCAAAGGTAACTCAGTCGCAATCGTTCCTGTGACAACTGGCAATGGCTGGTCAAAGAAATAACTCGCTGTCATCACGACGGCTTGCTGTATCGCTGCTGGCACGTCGTCGGTGTCTGTGCCGTATCCAGCTTTGAACTTCACCTCGATGGCTTGCGGTCTGTCCATTAGGTCTGGCCAGTCCTTGTCTTCATTCAGCCAGATGACTCCCGGATCTCCAGCTGTGCTGACAGTGTAGTCGGCAGTGGAAAGCGTATCCAATGTCTCTGTTGCGTCTCCATAGTATTTCACATGGGTCACAGACATCAGTGGTGGATATGGCAACTGGATCTCCCGACCTGGCCACTTGTTCAGATACAATGTGTACGTCGTCTCGACCAAGCATCTGCCCAGATCATTCTGCACAGCCTGTGTTGCTGCAGCTATCAGCTCCATCAGTGTGGTATCAAAGTCTCGGACGTTATCCAGACCCAGACTGCGTTTGACTCTATCCAGGCTCACAGGTCGAGTGGACGGAGCAGTCGTTGTGACCACCCTGTTCCAAGGTGTCTGTCTGTGCATGGATCAGCTCAGTGCTTTTTCTAGGTCTGTCCTAGTGACTCTGCCACCGACTCCAGTGCCTTTGACTTCCACGCCTCGTGCTTCTGCCATGTTCTTCAGCGTTTTGACTTTCATATCTGACAAAGCACTCGAACTCTCTGGCGTTTCAACAGCAGATGGCACAGCTCTTTGCGTGTCATCGAATGTGGCTCTGACTGCACTGCCGACATCGATCAGGTTTTCAGCGATGTCCTCTCGCTCCAGATACACTTGGCCAGCCGTCGGACCATCTAATCTCTTAATCATAATGCTCATAAGTCTTTCCCATTTATAAGAAACCATTCGTGGGTGAGGAGCTTTGCAACTCCCCACCCACTACCTCAAAGCAGACTACTAACTCTCGATTAGGATTCGGCTGTTAAGGCTTCGACTTCGGCGTATCTTGCTCCACTTAATACTGCTCCTACGGAAGCAAAGGTCGCTGCACCTGGATCGCTCATATGAACTGTGATCCAGTTGTATCCATCGCTTAATTCAGAAGCATCGATTTCGATAACGTAGTACACGCCATCATTAGTCGAAGTTGAAAAACCCGATGCGGACACTGTAGTCCTTGCTCCAGTGGTATCTCCACCAGCCGTTTCTTCAGCGTAGTAGCTGAAGCCGATGGCGGTGGCACCTGTTCCCGAAGCGTCCTGATTTTCTTTCACTGTCACAGTGCTAGCTGCTCCAGTGACCCCCAGTGAAATGATGATACTGGCGTGGGTGTACCCACTCATGTCCCAGGCATCAGATGTCTGAGCACCAGCGTCAATATCCACAGGGGCTACGCCAAGGATAAATTTGCCTTGGCCTTCTCCAATACTAAAACCATTGGCTGCCGACATATTTAGCTCCTCGTGGCCAGAGTGACATAGGGAGACTGCGTGTTGCTCCCCTTGAATGGTGTAAGTGCTGAGTTCCACATGGGCTGGCCGTCGCAGCGGTACATCCAGCGGAATGCTCTCTCATCGTATAGGAACCTGACGTGCATCGAGGAATCTCCTCTGACAGCTCCCTTGTCGATGAGCATATATTGGGAAAGATCCACAGCCATGATGTCTCCGACTGTTCCCAGTGTTGCGTTGTACTCTGTAGCGATGACTGGACGATTGTACAGTCTGCTGAACGGAGTATCGGACAAACCTAGCGGTGGCAAATAGATCGGATGATCCCCACTCGTCATGGCAGTCAGCTGTGGTTCTGCATCCTGGTTGATAAGCCAGACCATAGTGCCTCTCGATGGTGCCCACATTCTGCTCCACATTTTTTCAATATTAGTGGCGTTAATGGTGGTAGCCGTCTGACCGCTTTCTTTGGCCTGTGAAACTGTTGCATTGGCATTCAGAATGCCTAATGGCTGGCCTGACCCTGTACCCTCAATGATCGCATCTTCAACCTTGAAGAGAATCTCTTGCGGTACTGCTCTCTCAACGAGACCAGCGAGTGATACTTGGTCCATCAGCAATTCTTCAGTCGCATAAAACAAGCAAGCCAGCTTGTTCAACTGGAGAGTCTGCTGTGCGAATGTTGGGTTGCTCGCAGTTAATGCTGCAGCCTCTGCGGTCCAGTAGGCTCTTAGCCCACCGAATCTCGAACCATTCGCTCTGGACGTTTCGTCCACCATGTTGTAGGTCAAACCATTGGCCGTTGGTCCGATTGCTTGTCTGGTAACTCTGGAAGCTACCTGGCCAGTCTGATACACCTTTTCCAAGATGGTATCGTTGAAGTCCTTCTGCACGAGATACCCGCCATCAGATGCGACTGCTTCGCTTGCACCACTGGCACGTTTTTCGTTCTCAGGATTTCCACCTCTTTCTTGTAGAAAGTGAAGACGCTTGTCTACATTTTCAAAACGAGATTCGGGATGGCTTGCGTGGGCGATAGCTTGGAGCTGTTCACCGATGTTTTCAAAGCCACGCTCGTTCTCTCTGTCCTTGCCCATGCGTACTTCAACATGGTCGTCTCTGGTCTGGTCTGGAGCGAGTGACGCTTCAGGCCCAACAGGAGTGGTCGCTGGTTCGGACAAATCTCCAGCGATCTCTGCAAGCCTATCGGCTCGCTTAATCTGTGAGAGTACGCTTTCGAGTTCTGAGAAGTCAGCATCATACTGTTGCTGTTCCTCTTCAGTCATCGTGCGTCCCTCGTTCTCAGCATTGGAGATGGCGGTCTGACATGATGCCTTTAGCTCCTTTGCTCTGGATCGCATATCCATAGAATTACCCTAGTGATAAAATGAAATGATATAGGATTAGCTCGATGATGCTCGTGCAAGCGTCACACCTCGAACCACAGAATCTGCGTGGTTGTGTCCCGATGGACCCATCTCAGATTCTGTAAAAAGATAAAACCCTATGAGCATTTGCTCAATAGATTTTTGGCTTGGATTTATTTGGTCCTTGCGTAGTAGACGTTTCGTCTATATAATTAGTCAACGATAAATCAATTATGTTTTTCCTTTTTTCTTTTTTTAGGAGATTTAGATGAAAGCTCGCTACGATGACCTCGGCCAACGCACCACAGATTGCTGTGGTGTTTACTCTGAGTACTTCGCAACAGGACTAGAAGCAGAAGTCCTATGTTGTAAGAAGTGCTATCGCCAAGTGCCAGTAGGTCAAGGCGATGGGAGCGAGTACAAAGAAGTTGAAACCACAGGTCTCCGTCATCGTGACGGATTGGTGGTGTTCGTATAATGGCACGCACCTACAACTGCATCACTTGCCACGCCACTCGCCCCTCAAAGGGTTGGAAACAACTGGGGTGGCAGATTCACCACGAGGTGGATGAAATTCTATCCGAAACCACAGGACGGACTGAGCGGTATCGGTTTGATTCATGTCCTGACTGTCAGGCGGATGGGGGCTTCAGTGTCGCTTGTGCCATAGAAGACACGATGCAGATTGAGAGAAGCGAAATCACCCATAACCTTACTGTAAATCCAGATGACTGTGATTGTTTAATTTGTCATCCAGATCAATAAAG